CCTGTTTTTTTATCAACAAAAGCGTGTACGCCTGCACTCTCATATTTGCCATTTCTAAAATCATTCTGTATGATTTTGTGATACTTCTTACCTGTTGAGATAGTAAACTTGATGCACTCTTCATCATTCTCAATCTTTGTTGCTCTCTCCTGTAGATACTTGTCATTGCCATTCTGACTATCCATGACATATTTTAATGAATAGTTCCTATACTGTGCTTCGAGGCATCTACATAATTCTTCTGTCCACTTGAGAACAGTAACTTTCTGTTTTGATTCAATTAATGATGCCATGATTTATAATGTTTGTTGTAAATGTTAGAAAGGAAAGGTAACAAACATAAAACCTTTCCTCTCATATTCTTATAATACTGTATGCTCAACATCAACGCAATCGGTTGTGTGACACTTCTTCAACTGTCCACTACTGAATCGGTAAAAAAGATAACCCAAACCGAATCCCAGACCAACCTTTGATACAGTACTCACACTATTGCCCATTTGATTTAGGGCAGGCCTCATTCCTTGATTGTGCATTGAGTATGGTTTCTTGCCTAGTCTGTCCATAGTATTATAATAGGGTGCGAGAAACAAAAATGATAACTAAGATCATTTTGTTTCCCATACTCTATTATGGCACTATATTATTTGATTGTCAAGTATTAATCTCCCTTGAAATCAAATGCCCTTTTTCTCTCTTCCTGACTCAAGTTTACACATCGCCAACCATAATCCCCATTTGTAATTATTGTGGGCATTATATTCATTGATAATGTTATTCTACCCTCTCCCTCATTATGTTTGTATCCATGTATGATCTGTGCAGGGAATATTATCAACTCGCCTTCCTTAACGACTATTTGTTCATCTTGATTGTGTTCAGTATATTTTTTCCTGAGTACCTGTAGAGAAGGCATCATAGGAAAATATAAACTTTCATCTTTTGAGAAGTGTGTATTGACATGATCCTTTTCTGGATCAAAGTTTACATAATATATTGCCGAGTATAAACAATTAGCGTGTTGATGTGGGTGCTGATACCCGCCTTTACCTGATATATTAATCCAACTATCTGTTACTTGTACTGCCTCCTGTATATAATGTCCTTGAATCTCTTTACCATAGTGTTCTGCTTGTTGTTCACACCAGTTTCTAAACCTACCAAATTTGGCATCATTATGCAATATAGAATAATGACCAACGTGTTTTAATTCTTTTGAGTTAGTATTATATGATAACTGATTTAACTTCTGTTCTTCTATCTCTGTCAATATATTTTCCTTTACCTTGTCGTGGAATGGGCAAGGTATGATAGCAACAGGTGTTGGTAATATGTTTACTACTTCCATATTATAATAGAGGATAATCCCATAGTTTACCTGACCTAAACGTAGTCATGGCAGTGTGTCTCTCATCTTTTGTTAGTGGTTCAATTCTAACATCATTGATATATCTAGGCATCAAATTACTTGATACTGTTATTCTATTGTTTGCATAGTTAGTTGTATATCCATGGCAAGTATTAGCAGGCCACAGTAACAACGAACCTTCTACTCCTATGACTTCATTGATATAATTATACTTTGTTTCCTTTTGGTTTGTCAACATATATGCAAAGTAATCAGGAAAATTCATACTATTGTTAGGACGATAAAAATATGTTGGCGAGTGTGATTCATCATCAAAGTTGACATAATATAAGGCACAAATAACTGCATTTATATGGAAATGGGGCGATTGTTTGCCTCCAGAATCACACACATTTAACCAACTGTCTGTCAATAAGAAATCTGATGTATCATAACCTAGTATGTCTTGTGCATATATCTCTGCCTGTTTCTGTATCCACTCTCTAAAATGATTATACTTATCACTTGATAGAGGTGAATAGTAATCAAAATGTTCTAGTCCTTTGGCGTGTGCATCTACCTTTTGAAATTCATAGGTATCACCATGACTATTGATCTCATCAATAAGTAATGACTTTACTGTCTCATGTTCTGGGTACATCACTGCTCCCAACTTCAATGGCAATATGTCAACTGTCCTCATTAAACCAATGCCCCTTGCCCCATATCTTCTCTACGAAGTCATCAGGCAACATATCTTTTGGTGCAGGCGATGTATTAAAACTTACTGTAATTCTCTCGCCATCTGTATTGTTTACTCTACTTCCATGTTCTAACCACGAAGGAAATAAGTATAAATGATCTTCTTTAATTGGTATGTCCATTTCATATACACCATAACGAGTAGGTTCTATATTGTGAATACACATCATATATGGTTTGAGTGGCGACACCACGAAAAATTGTCCAAAATCTCCCTCTGGTAGTTGACAGTAGAAAGCACCACTTACCACGCTCGACTCATGGCGATGCCTTCCTGTGTATCCGCCTTTGGGCAATACATTATACCATGCACCACTAATAATTGAAGGATAATTTCCTATCTTATTATTGTAATCTCTGAGGCACTCGTGAAAAACATTGAGAATATCAATACAACCCTCATCTTGCAAGGGGTCCCAACCACCATGACTACTAACTCCATTCACTGCCAAAGAGTGTCCTACTGTTTTTCCTTTATCTTTGATATGTTTCTTGAAATACTCTAATCCAGGCGCTGTCCTGAGATCATACTCTTCTAATAGTGTCGGAAATAAATCCATGTCAATTCCACTTACAATAGTCTATGTTGAGAACAACTCTCAAATCTGTATCAGTACATGATGTGCCTGCATGAAGCAAATCTCCTGAGAATATAACTGCTCTATTCTCTTTTGATTCTACCTTTTGCCCGTCCTCAAAATATGTATATCCGTTGTTATCATTGAAATATAACACGCATATATGATAGTTTGGTATGTCAGTAAACTTACCTTTATCATCTTGGGGACCTGAAACATCAACGTGTAATGGTTTCTCTTTTATATTTTTCGTTCGAGGTGTGGCATTGAACTTAATCCTATGTAAAGCAAATGGATTGAGTGATGCGAACACTGGTTTAATTATACCATAAACATCTGATATTGGTTCAGAGTCTATGTAACACGCATGAGAAAATTGTGGGCAACCATCGCCTTCCATCACAGAGGTAGGAGAATAGTACCAAGGCATACGCCCACCAAAGATATAATCCTTGATGGGCGTAAAGACCTCTGTGGGTAAGAAGTTATCGTAAACTTCTATCATATTTGTATGAATCCATAGGTACGAATCTGATTGTTCTCTCAACTGGTATGCCATCTACCTCAGGCATATTCATGTGTTCAAAGAAATCAGTGAATCTGTTGTACATTTTTGCACCTTCAGTTCTATTCCATGATTTTTCCGCCTCATCACTTGGGTGGTGTATGACGATAACAATATGTGGTTTAGCAGGGTTCAAGTTGACGTGAGTGATGAACTCGGTATCAAGTTTGTTTGTGTGACCTGATGAAGCAGAATATACTAATGTATTACTGTCTCTTAGATCATCACATTTAGCACTCAAGATTGACTTATTGGATTTTAGTTCCCAATTAATACGAACCTTACCCTCAAGACGATTCTTTTCAGTAATATACTGTGACTTCGCCATTTTCTTGATACTGTTCTGTTCGCTCTTAGTTCTAACTAACAAACCTTCAAGAAGTGCAAGGCATCTTGCTGAATCAAAGTCAAACTTTGGGTCTGCAAGTTTGTTCTTAACGAGAGTCTTTACAATATCTTTCTTACTGTTTGATGTTTTGTGTTTCTCATCTTCCTTGTTAGCAAGTTTAGATAAGTAATCAATCTCAAGATCAGATAGAGTCTTACCAATATCATCAGGCAAGATTGCAACTGGTATGTCAATTACTTTAGTACACTCTGATGCGGCAGTGAGAGTGTGGTTTCCGTTGTTCAACTCTCCAAGTATGATGAATATAGGGTCACAGTTGTCTGTGTTACCGCCATTTGCTTCAATCAATCCTTTGATCTTACGAACTGATTTATGATCTAGTTCATCTGCTCTACCTTGAAATCTTGGTACATTGACCCAATCCTCAATAGGTTTCTTACCTACATTGAACTCTCCTCTTCTTCTTCTAGCATCAATGTCCTTACACTTCTCAATGTCTAGTGACTTGTGTGAGAATGAAGGCGAACCATTACTCTGATTGTAATAGTTTGGATTGTTTCTCGCATCTACCTCAGAGAGGATTGCGTGTTCAGCGTCTTGCATTTGTTTGTATGTTCCGTATTGTAGTATTTTGAATATTAAAACAGGTTCTGACCCTGCCATTACTTTTCTAAACTCAGGATTCTTTGAACTCTCAAGATAAGTGTCCTCAGGCAATCCTAAGTGAATACCAACATACTTCATCATGTTCTCGATATTGGTGTACTCATAGAGATACGCCACACCGCTTCCTTTGAGTGGTATGTATTCTTTAATGGCAGGCGGAAATTGTTTCATGCGCCCATTCTAACATAATCTTTATTGTCTGTCAACCCTAATCCACAAATAAATTACCACATTTGGGGCAGCAGTGTACAGTTTTTGTACTGTACATCTGTTTGTATAGTCTTGGGTTCTCTTTTTTGATAATTAAATCGTCAAGTTTCTTTACTTGTTTTCTCATTTTCTAAGATTTGGAGCATTTCTAAAGCGCCTTGTACCTTTAGAAACTCCTCTTTCTTGAGTTCAAAGGTTTTACTCAATTCTTGTATCTCTGCTTGTAGATCGCTTGCTCTCTTGCTCAGATCTTCTTTATGACTCATAATGTTGATGCACTTACACTCTATATATTATACCATAATAAATAGATTTGGCAAGGTATCACTACTTATATGGATATTGATCAAACCAAAAGGGATTACGAGATACTGAATAATCCAGAGTTACAAAGACATGAGAATAATCCATCTGAGGTGCAAGACATTTGTAGGCATGATAAGGTCTATAAGACTCTCGCAACTGTTGGAGACTTCACTTGCCGTATATGGTACTATGATAGTAACTATGATGCCTTAAATTCCACTGAGGGAACTAAGAGAATACATATCGTACCTAGTGAATCAGATTTTTTAGAGGACTATAATAAGTGGTTGAACATTGCCAATGCAAGTTGGAGCGAAGGTGTCATATTTGTAAACCCAATCATTAGATTGAATGGCACTACCTTTCCAAACAATAAAGATTTAAAAGACTGTGTAAAGTATATTTCTGGCGTAGCAAACCACTACGGGGCATCAAAAGACAAAATTGTATCTATCGACCCACTAGACGGCGACAAGATGTACGAGATGAGTTATGACGTAACATCTGCAAAGACATACTCTGACGTATCAAATAATGTTTATTCAGATTTTACATCTAATCTCACATCAGGCAGTGTGAGTTTGGACTATACCACTTCATTCGCTACTGGTTCTATCAGTTTAGATGACATTAGAACACTCTTTAGTGGTAACAATAACATTGGTTCATATTACAGGGGTGGAGGGGTAGCAAACATAACCCAAAATAACAATGTTCCTACCAGTGGTCAAATATCGTTTGGTAATCTTAGAAATGTAGTAAGTGCGGTCACTGCCCAAGTGAATGGAAACTGGACTCATTTACAGGCAAGATATGAAATATATGGCAATAACATCTATCAGTCTAACTTGAAAAAGACTATGAACATCAATGGCAACGTAGGTGCTGCTGATAATAATGACCCTGCCATCAGATTTAACAGTGGTGGTAATGGTGTCATAGAATTAAATGTCGTCAATACAGGTGGTTCTCCAGTAGTCAGAGGTTACTCTGGCAATAGTGGTAGTTCAAACAGTGGTACTGGAGGAGGCGGAGGAATTGCTCTAGTTGCCTCATCAAACGTAAGAGTTCCTACAAGTCACTATAACAACCGCATCAAAGGTGGCGG